GGGGGCCACGCAAGCCGGTGGCACGCTCCAGTCGATGATCTCGAATGCCCATGTGAACGTGACGGTCACGCCGCGTGGCGGCGATGTTCCGACACCATAAGGAAGCCTCCAAATGGTCGATTGTGGGAATCCGGTCTATCTCGATGCATCATGGAAAGGGATGCCGTTCTTTGTGGACTCGTCCGGTGATAAGTTCGGTAGACGCGGACAGTCATACGAGTACCCGCTTGGCGAGATTGTAGGTTACAAGGATTTGGGTAGGAAGGCCCGCAAGTTTAGTGTTGAGGGCTACCTCATAGGCGCGGATCAGGTTGCCCAGTCCAATGCCATGGCGATGCTGGCCGAAAGCCCCGAGCCCGGGATGCTGATTCATCCGATGTACGGGCCGCAACTGGTCGCCTGTATCGAGTTGGAGTCCAAGGCGGACTATCATAAAGAGGCTCGCGTCACCCGGCTGACGTTCGATTTTGTCGAGGCGATGCCGTCGCTCGCGCCTTACTCCGCTGGCGTGGCGGTTTCGACCGTGTTCAGTTCCGGCATGGGCGCGGTGGGAGCGAGTCAGCAGACAGCCACTTGGACTCCGGCTTCCAATGACGTGGCGGTGGCCTCGGCGCTGTCGGTGGCCCTGGCGCTGCGCATTGCCCCGGCAAGTGATGAGGCGAGCTATGACGCGATCGACCGGCTCAACTGGAACGACGACTCGACCGAGACTGCCAGCTCCACCTTTGCCGGTGTCACTGATCCGATCACGGCGGGCACCGCCACCGTGCGGCGCGTGCAGCTCGACGCAGCGGCCCGCTTGCGGGCTTGGAATTCCGATGTGGTGGCCGCGCAAGCTGGCGCGAGCCCGTCAACGGAATCCCTGATCGTGACAGCGCGGCTTGCGCTCATCAATGACTTCGCGCTCGTGGCCGCCCAGACGAGCTATAAGACCATCAAGGACGCGATCACCGATCTTGATTTCGTGATGGCCGTCTATGACGAGGAGGAACAGATAGCGGGCCGCAACGGTGACGACGTTCTTGTGAGCGCGATCCGCACCGCCCGGGCCAATGCCGCGCAAGCGATCCTGTCCCGGAACATCCGGCTGCCGGGCATCGCCTCGACCAATGTTGACGGGCTCTGGCCGAGTCTGGTCGTGGCGCAGAAATTGTACTTCGACGGCAGGCGGTATGGCGATGTCGAGAGTTATAACCCGCAAATGAATCCGTATTTCATTGGTCGCGAGGCAGTGGCGCCGGCTGCTTAGCTAAGCGAGCGAGGCCACATACTCTGACGGGTCCGGTGCGACTCGAACAACGGGAAGGCAGCCTCCGGGGCCTCGGCCCCTGGATCGTGGGTAGTTCACCGGGCAAGGCTGCCAACGCACCAACTCGCAAAGGCGCAAGCCATGGCCAACGAGGCAATGGGTTCGTGCGTGATCGAGGTGGGGGGACAGCAGTTTCAGAACTTCACCAAGATGCACGCCGAGCGGTCCAAGGACAACATGACGTGTTCCGGCACGATCGAACTATCATGGCCCGGGTCCGAAATGATGGGCGCCACATCGATGCCCGTACAGCAATTGATCGATGGCGCCAAGGGCACCTTGCGACTTGACGGCCAGCTCGCCGCCACGTTCCGGATCGACAAGAGGACGAGTAAGGGTTCGGCGGATTCGTACAGCCTTACCCTCAATTATAGAGGCTTGACGGCGGCGCTTGTGGACTCGCAGGCCGACCATCCGAGTGGCCAAGAAAACAAGAAGAAAGCGCCTGACATCATCAAGAAGCTGATGGAAGGCTACGAGCCGCAGTTGAAGGACAAGAGCGGTGGCTCATCGAAGGTGCAGGAACGATTCATCATACAGGAGGGGGAATCGGTCGAGCGCGCGATCCGCCGTTGCGGGCGGGAATTCGGCTTGCTGGCCACGGAAGACGAGGAAGGAAATCTAGTCCTGCAAAAAAGAGGTGACGATGAGGGTAACGGGCAGCCTTTGATACTTGGACAGAATTTCACCGAGTGGACGACAAGCCGTGATATCACGCCGCGCGCCAGCAAAGTGAAAGTTCGTGGCTCCTCAATTCCGACAGACGAGAAATACGGCAAGGTTGCGGAAGCGGACCCGTTCGGCGAGGCCAAGGACACCTACGTGCCGTTCAAGAAGGAAACGCGCATCTTTGTCGATAGTGATCAGGACAAGGACACCTTGAAGGACCGCGCCAAGCAGGAAGTGAACCGGCGCAAAGCCCAAGGGCTGATGGTCTCGCTCACGATGTCCACTTGGTCGGATGACGGCGGGACTCTCTGGAAGGTCGGGAAGATTCACCACATCACGATTCCGGTCGATAATGTTGACGATGACCTTCAAATCAAATCGGTGTCATTCGACCTCGAGGCCGAGACCCGCGAGGCGAGTTTGGAGTTTGTGGACAAGGAGGCTTACGGGTCCGGTGATAGTGCGAGCAAGAAGGACTCGGGCAGCGCCCTCGTGAACAAGGGCGACACGATCTTCAACAAAGGCGGGACCGAGGGAGGGCCATTCGCATGAGTGGTTATACATGGGCCGACATGTGGCATCTGCCGCACAAGGTGCGCAACATGGCGCGGCGCGGCTATCTCAAGAAGGTCTATAACGACGGCAAGCTGCTCAAGGCCCGCGTGATCACGGGCGACGGAATAGAGAATGACAAGCTCGATGTGGTCCATCCTGTAGGCTACGTGGCCCATGTGAAGCCCTCCGACAAAAGCGAAGTGATCACGCTCGACATCGGCGGGGACTCGTCTCGCCGCGTTGTGCTGGCCGTGCTGGGCGACCGCGAGACGCATCCGAAGCCCGATGAAGGCGAAGCCTTCCTCTATGCGCCCGGCAACCCGGCAATCTCGGTGCGGACCAAGATGGCGGGCGGTGCGAGTGGCGCGAGGGATTCAGGGCGCGTTGCCGGCATTCATATGGACAGCGCAGACCAGCCCATGAGCGCGAAGACGACGAAAACGTTTTCGGTCGAGGCGACCGAATCCATCAACATGAAGACGCCGAACCATACCTTTGACGGCGACGTGCTGATCAAGGGAAACTTGAACGTCGAACATGACCTTCGCATCGGCGGCGAAGGCTACAAGCCAGGGGACGGACCTTGGGCGGCGGGCGGTGTAGCTGCCGCAGCATCAGCCACAACCGCCCGCGCGATACCACGCCAGCCATTACTGGCCGACGTGGTGAAAGTGGAAGCCGGCAAGGTGACGATTGATGCTGACTTGATTATTGACGGTGATTTACGAGTCACTGGTGTAGTGACGGCGCGGGATTTTGTGAAGGCATGAGATAATGGCTAGACTTTCGAGTCACGATGTGAAGGGCAGCCAATGACGCAAGTCTCGACGATCAATCCCTGCTTGCCGGCTCCGGACCCGTGCGCGTCTCCTGTTGTGCCCCTGTTCAATTCGCCGATCTCGTTCCGGCAAATCCCGTTGTGCGACGGACCATATTGCGACTGCCCAAGCCCGTCCTATGGTCGGATGCGATTAACAAGCGCCGGCACGCTCGACCGTTCGCGCTGGCTCGAGGGATGGATCATCGCCCAGTTGACGACACGCGGAGAAGTCTCTTGCGACGAAAACCCTTTGAAGAAACGCGCGGGCGGCTGGTGGGCGGACGCCTTCCGAACTCCGGCCGGCTTCCGCACGGGTTCGAAGCTGTGGGCGCTGCAATGGTCGTTCGTGACGAACGATTCCCTGATCATGGCCAAGCAGGTTGCGACACAAGCCCTTAATCCCTTGATGGCGTGGGGCATCGCGAGCCGCATCAGGATCGAGGCGTCCTTCGTGTCGCGCAAGGTGATGAAGCTTGCGATTACGGTGACAGGCCCGGGCATCTCGACGGCGGCGGCCGTGCAAGGAACAGCGATGCCTGACGCCGGCTGGCTGTGGCAGGAGTATAAGGCAACCTCCTGAAGCGCTGACATGTTGCGGTCTGTGGATAACGGAATGTCCGGATAAGGTTAGCCTTGTCTAACCGGGTGCTGAAACCGCAGTGTTATAAGTTGCTCGGTACAATTAATCAGTCGAAAAGGGGGCAAGATCGGCATGGATGGATTTCAGTTGACCAGCAGTATAATCGGGGTTTTGGTTTGGCCTATCTTCCTGTTTCTCGTGATAAAGACATTTCAAAAAGAAATCAGCTATCTGTTTCTCCGTATCGGAGACCTGATAAACCGCATTTACAAGCTTACCTTCAAGACGGACAAGATTCTTGGAGAATTACTTGCCGACAGTGACAAATCAAAAGAGGAAGATGTAAAGAAGGCAGGCGAGCCACCGGCTGAGGCAATTCGAAAAGCCAAATTTAAGCTCCTTGCACCGTCCAATGATGTTGACCCTTACTTAGCAGGGACGCTGGCAGACAGATTTGTGTTGCAGGCGTTTGACGGGATCGAACGTCTATTAGGCGAGCTTGGCGACGCTCTAAACGTTGAAGTTCGTGGTGTTGGGTTGGTATGGGAGCTTGTGGCACGAAAGTTAGTTGGAGATGAGTTGCTCGAAATTTATGACAGTCTGCGTATTGTACAGGAGGCAGTGATACATGGCCAAGCCAAGCCAAACCAAGAAGAGGCCATCCAGTATGTTGAGCAAGCGAAGTACCTCTTCGTGAAACTTCAGGCGGTGCTGACCAATCTGAAAGCAATACCCACATCAAAGTAATAGATCGGCGACGCTGACTCAGCGTTTCTTGTTGCCGGCCCGCCGTAGCATCCTGCTATGGCCGTCATATCAAACATCGAATGCGTGCTGCCGCGTCCCGAGATCGGCGCGCTGCATGACCAGTTGGCGGCCGAACTGTCCAAGCGGCTCTTGGGCGGCGCTCCCGTACTGCCAGGATCGGCGGAGGACGTGATCGCGTTCGTGGTCGGCGGCGCGGTCAACCTGATGTACGGGGCCGTGACGCAGGCGCTCGTTCAGAACGACCCGGCAACCATGTGCTGTGACAATTTAGTGGCCTACGGTGCCCGGCATGGCATCGATTTGCGATCCTCGACGCGATCGAAAGGCTACGTTGCCATTACCGGCGATCCGGACGCGCCGATACCGGCAACGATCCGGTTCGTGGGCGCGTCCTCGCGAGAGTACAAGCCCGATCCTGGCGTGACCTCCAACCCGGTGACGCTCGACGACACCGGCCGGGCGGCGATCCGAGCAGTAGCGGCTGGCTCCGGCGCGGGGTTCAACTTGCCG